GGACAGCCGCCGATTGGCAGCTTCCATCTCACGGCTCAGGCGACCAAAGCCGCGGCGACCCGCCTCGCCGACACCTTCCAGCTCGGCACGGACCTGGCGACCGCCGGTGGCGCCGAGGCGAACGGAGACCTTTTTCTCAGCCATTTGGAACTGCCCTGACACAGGTGTTTTACGAAGTGCACCGAGGCCTACCCTTGCCAAATGTATCACGGCACGATACATTTCCTCATGATACAGAGCACGAAGGGCAAGCTAGCGGCGCATGCGGTTGAGGGGCGCATAGGAAAAGGCTTTCCGGCTGATCTTGCGAAGCGAACACGCGCCATGTTGTCCGCGCTCGATGCAGCGGTGGTGTTGGAAGACTTGCGGTTTCCGCCGGGCAATCACCTCGAGGAGTTAAAAGGCGACAGGGCTGGTCAGCATTCTGTTCGGATCAACCGCCAATGGCGCATCTGTTTTGTTTGGACGGATCAAGGTCCGGCCGAAGTCGAGATCGTCGATTACCATTGAGAGGACGTGACATGACGCTGATGCAAAATCCTTCCCACCCCGGAGAAGTCCTGAAACTGCTTTATCTCGATCCACTGGAGATGAGCCCGATTGCCCTAGCCAAACGGCTGCACGTGCCCCGCACGCGGATTGAGCGCCTCGTGAAGGAGGAGACTACGCTGACAGTGGACACGGCACTGCGGCTGGCGAGATTTTTCGGGACCACGCCTGAGTATTGGATGAACCTGCAGCGTGCATGGGACATCGCCCAAGCCCGAGCGACGGTAGACGTGTCAGACATCACGCCTCTCGAGGCTGCGTGACTCCATCTGCTCATTGATGCGCTGAACCATCTCCGCCTCAATGACAGGCAGGAGTTCAGCCGCAGCCATGGGTGGCACAGCCAGCGCCTCGGCCATCTTCAGCGCCGCATTGAAATCCCATCCCGTGACCGCCCCGGGCAGCACGCGGATCTGACCACCGAGACGGCCGACGAGATCCCAGACCTGTTCGCCCTCGTAGGTCAGCGGCTGGTTTTGGACCGCCGGGCAGTCTTGACAGGTTTGTGCGCAGGCGTGGCAGTACCGCTCGCCCCCGCCGAAGACCCAGTCGGCAAGGGCGCGGAGGCGTTTTTTTCCTCTTCCAGTAACAGGCCTTTGGAGACGTAGCGCAGCTGAAACGCCTCGAAGATCGGCCAGATATCGAGCAGCGCATCGATGTGGGCTGGACTGGGATCGACGGCATTGCCGTTGGCATCCCCTACGCCCTCCCAGTCGAGGATGGCGCGACGGGCAAGTGCCTTGGCGAAAATCAGGGCGCGTTCTTCTTCGGACACATCGTTGGCAGTGGGTGTTTCAAGATCCAGGCCAACATCTAAGGTGACGGCGTCTAACGCTGGCTCCGGCAAAGCAGCCACCGCGGGGTCCTTGCGCGTGGACACCATCAGCGCCGTCGTCAGCGGTCGCAGCTGGACCCGGACACCGGGGGCAAGCTCCACCCAGCGCGGGTCATTCGTGAGATCAAGGGTCAGCATTACAATGTCTCGGTATTGTTGATCAGGGTCACTGTGCACATGCGGCCCACGGCAGCGTCGCGCGCGGCTTGCCAATCAAAGCTGGCCTGCACGCCCTGCGGGCCGTTGATCTCGATCCGAGGGCGCGGCAGGTAGACGGCGTGCACCGTGAAGGTCAGCGCCTCGCCGGAGGGCAGGCTGTAGCCGAACTCCATCTCGCAGGGCTGTCCGTTGATCGCTTGGCTCACCAGCGTGCTGTCTGCAAAGCGCACCTCGATGGAACCGGTCAGAGCCGCGATGGTGGGGTCCGCCCCATCGATGCGGCCATCGGCGCGGATGGTCTCGATCCGGTCGAGATTGTTGGCATAGGTGATATCGACCGAGACCACGTTGCCGAGATCGGTGCCGTTGCGCCGGATTGATCCGTTGAAATGCCCGAACCGCTTCAGCGCGATATCCGCCAGCGTCCCGGCCTGGGAAGTCGTGTCAACGGCCTCACCTTGCGCGACGAGACGCGCCGTCGCTGTCAGCAAACCGGATCGCTGCATCTGCCAAGTCAGCTGATCGACAACGCAGCCCGAATACATCGCGTAGCGCGGCACCTCCGGCATGCCGGTCTCGATCGACAAGCTCGGCAAATCCCAGGTGCCGGACTGGAACTCATGGGTGAAAGGCCCCGGCGCCGCACCGGAGGTGGTCGGCTGACCCAGCGCTGCCTTCAGCCAGATACCGAAGGCCTCCGCATCGATGGGGACAACGACATCACCATCGGCGGTCACCGCGTCCTTGATCGGGGCCAGCGGATCCCGGCCATAGCCAAGCAGCTCCGAGTTCAGCAGGGGCTGCTCGGCCCCCAGCGTGCTGCTGGCGAATGGCATCTTGGTAAAGCCGCCTGCGGGCGGCGTGCCATAGGTCGTCTCGAACGCAAGCGCCATCTGCGCCCGCGCCCCTTGGGCTCGTGCCATGGTGGAAATCCTCGATGGTGGTTAGATCAGGCGAGCGGGTCGCTCGTGGAATAGTGCAGCACGACCGGGATGACCGCCGCTTTGAGGGTGGCCGCGCCGTCGATCGGCAGGTCGACCGGGCTCGGCGCCTCCGCCTCGACCCAGTCGCAGAGCCCAGCCAGCGTACGGTCGGCAGAAATGGCTGCGCCCACGCTCGCCGTCAGCGCATCAAACGCGGTGTCACGGTCAGCACTCTGCACAACCGCCTCGACCTCGGCGCGATACTGATAGTGATAGCGCAGCGGAGACAGGGTCACCTCAGGCTCCCCCGGTTCACCGTCACGGAGGATCAGCAGACCATTGGCCGGCACGCGCTCGGGCAGGACGTCGCCGCGGAGCGCGGTCGCAGGCAGTGCCGCTAGCCGAGCGTGCAGCGCGGTCAGGATGGTTTCGCGGGGAGTGTACATGGTGACTTTTTTGACCTCATACGACCCGGCGTCAGTGCTCTCGGTCGGGCGTCACCTGAGAAAGGGCGGCCAGCCTCTGTGGCAGGTCAGAGCGACTGTGAAGGAACTCGATGATGATGACTTGCTCTGCGTCTTCGACAAAAACCACGAAATGCTGACCGGCCCGTGCAAACCTCAGATCTTCGGGGAGATCCGGATCAATGATCCGGCGGCAATCTTGGGACTGCGCCATCCCCGCCGCGATGTCCTGACAGGTGGAGATCAGGTCTTCCTCATAGGCGACAGCCTGCCGCGACCCAAAGGTCTCAACCGTCCAGATCGCGATATCGATGAGTGAGCGTTCCGCCGCTCGTGTCAGGCGCCAGGGTTTGGGCATAGACGGCTTGGATCAGGACCGTTTGCGGGCCAGAGCAAAGGCACGGCGCATGGTGTCCTCGCCACTGCCATCAGCCAATTCCCCTCGACGGGCTTGCTCAAGACCCACCGACAGGCGCGCACGCAAATCCCCCAGTTCCGCCTCTTCACGCTCGAGCAGCCGCAGTCCGGCGCGCAAGGCTTCCGAGGCATTCTGGTAGCGCCCGGAGGCGACCAAGCGATCAACCAGATCAGACTGTGTTTCGGTCAGGACAACGTTTCTCGTGGCCATAAGGGTCTCCATCGGCATCATTGGCAATATATGCCAACGTCACTCATGTGTCGACTGCTCTCGTCAAGTCCGCCCCTCCACCCAGTTCGCCACAATCGCCGCTGGCACCGTGCCCCGCACGCGCTCAGCCTCCCGCGCCAGATCCAGCCGCTTTTGCAGCTTGACCTGCGGCACGAGCAGAAAGATCGGCACGGTCGAACGCCCACGGCCGGTCTTGGAGCGTGACGCCACACCTAGGCCCCGACTATTCAGCCGCCCATCGGCGACAAGGAGGCTCGGCCCGCGGCGGCGATAGACAAAGCGCAACCGCAGCCCGCGTCGCTGCTCCCATTCTCCCGGCGTGATGCGCCCGCCCCTGAACCCGCGCCCCGCTGCTGCGGTCGGGATGGCAAGGTAGAAGCCGTCTTTCGAGCGGATCAGCGGACCGGTGTTGTGTGCCCCGACGATGACCGGCGCCTTCGACCAGACAAACGCCGCCGCGTTCAAGCTCTCGCCCGCCTTTGGATAGGTCGCGCTGCGGATCGTGTTGGCCAGCCGCTGCCCAAGCCCGGCCCCGGTGATCTCGCCGCGCCAGGCTGTTTTCAGTTCCGTGCTGGCCTCGCGCATGGCCGCCGTCACGGCCTTTTCGCCCGCGAGGACCTCCGCACGCATGATGGCCTGGATGTCCGGGCTGATCTCGAGGGTGAGTTTCATGGGATCATGCAGGCCTCAGATCGACGGTCCAGATCAGCCGCTCGCGGTCGCGGGTGGGCTCCCCCTGGATCAGGAAGCCCTCACCCCCGAGTTCGATACGATCGCCGGGGCGCGGCTGAGGCACCTCCGAGACGAGCAGATCAAGGCGCGTCGTCTCGGACCAGAGGCGCCCCTCGCCAAAGCCCGTGACCTCGTCCGCGCGGCGGGTGACCACGCGCACGAGCTGTGGGTTGCCGCCTGCGGCCGTGTAGACCGCTTCCTCGGCCAGGTTCGCATCCGCAAACAGCGCTTCCAGCGCCTCTGCGAAGGCGGTCATCAGGTCCGCCGCGCCGAGCGCAGCACCTGCGGCCGGGTGCAGATCGGCAGCGGGTTGCTTTCGATCTCAAGCCGCACCCATTCGTCGCGATCCCGGTCCGGGATCATGCGCGCGTAGAGCGGCAGACCCATCGTATTGACCGTCTCGAATGTGTCGGCCGGCGCGTAGTAGATCTCGAACAGCCCCTCGACGCCCTCGGGGTAGAAATAGGCCTTGTCCGTCGGCACCCCGAAGCCGAGGCCGCCCCGGTAACGCCGGAAGGTGATGCCGCCAAAGCTGACCTCCTCCCCTACCCTGCCCCGCAGATCGGCGGCGGCGGCCGTGTTGAGATAGGTCTCGCGCACCTCCTTATGCGCCACGAGATCGGCGAAGAAGGCCGAGCCACATTCGGCGCGCAGCTGCACCTGACCGGCCGCGAGCCCGCCAAGGCTGTCCTCGACACTCTCGATCATGGCCTGGCAGCGTTTGCGCAGGGCGCCGGAGCCGGGGCTCGAGTTGTCGAGATCGAAGTCGATCTCCGCCGCCGGGGTAATGCCGAACTCGGTGTAGTAGTTGATGACCGTGGCCCCGTCCTTGGGGTCCTTCACCACGCCCTGGATGCCGTTGAACAGGTGGAACTCGAAAGTGGCCTCGGCGTCATTGCGCAGGCGGCCCATTTTGCGGGCGACCTCGGTCTGCACCTGTTGCACGGCGGTTTCCGAGCCGTGGTCCCGGATACCCTGGATCTCGGAGGCCCAGAGCACGTCCTGTTTTTTGAACTGGCGGCAGACGAAGGCGCGCATCTCGCGGCGCTCAGGCACCTGCTGCTCATAGGCCGAGCCGCGTTCCGAGAACGGGATCAGCGACAGCGTGCCATCGCGGCTTTCGATCATCACGGTCCGGGACCGCACACCCCGGCTGCCGAAGAGTCCTGCACCGGACAGGATGGCGGGTTTGAAGGGGATGTTTTCGAGCGCGCGGGTCAGTTCGATGATGGAGAAGGCATCGCCTTCAAAGATGTCCATGGTGGCCATGTCGAGCCTCCTGTTCAGCTATGGATCAATCGTGTTGGAAAGGACGACGCGATTTGCGTCAGCGCACGAGAATGCCGGCATCCATCAGGGCCGCATGGGCGGCGGTGATTTCGGCATCAGACGGCGTCCCGGCAAAAACGAGGTCGTGGCGGTTCACGATGGCGGGGCCGCGGACCAGAGCGACGGCGGCTGCGTCGGTAGCGCTGGCATCGGCCTTGCCCCAGAGCACGGCGACAGCGGTCTCGGTGCCGTCGACGGCCGCCGGGTCATAGGCGGCATAGGCGCCACTGGCCGTGACCTTGCCAAGCACGGTGCCAGCGGCGAGCTGGCCCGCGCCGGAGGCGACGGTGATGGTCTCACGGGTATAGTCGCGGAAGGCCTCCCAGACGAGGAAGCCGCCGGGATGGGTGGTCTCGGTGAGCCTGGTCATGTCGAATTATCCTTTGGTCGGGAATGTACGGGCGATGACCTCGCCCCAAGGTTTCGTGGTGGCCGCCGGGCCCGGTTGCGCGTGGGCGCCACTGATCTCGGGCGCGGCATCGGCCTTCAGCGCGAGCAAGCACGCGCGGACCGCATCGAGGCTTGCCTCGTCTTCGAGGAAGCGCCCAGCCATCTGCGGCTGGCCTGCCAGGCGGCAAAGGTCGATCACCGCACGCGCATGGGCCATGGCCTCGGCACGGATGCTGGCGGCATCGGGGGATGCGGCATTGGCGGTGGCCATCGCAGCCACATCGCCGGCAGGCTCAGGCAAGGAGTCAGGATCAGGGACAGCTTCGGCAACTGACGCCACATCTGTGGGCGCGCCATTACCGTTGTCATCTTCAACGGTTTCCGTGACGGCCTCGGCCAAGGCGGGCGGCGCGTTACGGAACCGGGTCACATCAAAGGACGCGACAAGCTTCACCGGTTCCGCGATCTGATCCGCGAAGCCCATCTCCACCGCGTCCGCCGCGTCGAGCCAAGTTTCCGCGGTCAGCAACGCGGCGATGTCTGCATCAGGCTTGCCGGATTTAGCGGCATAGCCTTGGATCAGGGCGGTTTTGACCTTGTCGAGCGCCTCGGCCGTGGCGCGCATGTCCTCGGCCGTGCCCATGACCAGACCGGATGGATCATGGATCATCAAGAAGGCGTTCTCGGGCATGGTGACGGTATCGCCGGCCATGGCGATGTAACTCGCCGCCGAGGCCGCGATACCGTCGATCCAGACATTGACCGCGCCAGCATGACGCCTCAGGGCATTGTAGATGGCAACCGCATCGAACACCGAGCCGCCGGGGCTGTTGATGCGCAGGTCGATCGAGGCGTCGTCGGGCAAGGCGCCAAGCTCGGCTAGAAAGCCCTTGGCGCTGACGCCATAGGCGCCGATCTCGTCATAGATCAGCACTTCCGTGAAAGACCCTTGCTCTTCGGGCGCCCGGGCGCGGATCGTGTACCAGGATGTCATGGGATTACTCCTCAGGGGTTGTGGACGCGCTGCGGCCGTCCTCATTGGGGTCCGAGGTCTCAGGGCCTGAAGTGTCGGGATCGGCAGGGGCTTGCGGCGTTGCACGCGCCCCTTGGGTCTCGCCGGGGCTGGTGCGGTAGCGCAGACCAAGCTCGGCCGCCCGCTTGGCATCGGCGGCGTTCTCGCGATCGACCTCTTCGATATCGTAGCCCGTGGCCTCCACCACCTTGCGTCGGGAGGTCAGCCCCGCCTCCATCGCCAGAACCTGGGCCTGAATGTCCTTCAGGGGATCGACCCAATCCCACCGCGGCGGGATCCACTGCACCGGGGTGATCGTCGCAAGGTCGGGCGCATCGAGCGCACCGGACAAGAGCGCCGTTTCCAGCCAGCGGCGCCAGACCGGGCGGCAGAACTGGGGCGCGAGCACACCATGCTGCAATTGGCCGATACGCCGCCGGAACTCGACCAACTCTGCGCGGAGGCTTGAGTAGTTCGCCTGCCGCACATCGCCGGTGACGAGATGATAGGGCAGCCCGAGCGAGGCCGAGACCGCCAGTAGGGTCCGATACTGGAACGCCTCATAGCCCCCGCCCACATCGGCCGGGCTGGAAAAGGTCACATCTTCCCCCGGCAACAGTACCTGCATTGTGCCGGGCTCCAGGCTGGCAATGCCGGTGCCGTCTTCGCCATCCTCGACCTCGCCCATCAGCGCCTCTTCCGGCGCGGCCTTGGTAATGAAGCCTGCGAACATCGCCGCGGTCTTTTTACGGTCCAGCTCGGCGTCGTCATACTGGTCCAGTAGGAACAGCCGCACCATGGCCGGCGCGATATGCGGCAGCCCCCGGATCTGGCCTGCATCGATGGGGCGGTAAATATGCTGCACGTCCTCGGCCGGAACGCGGAAGTATTCCGGGATCACCTGACCCTGGTCCGTTCTGTCGCCCGGATGGCGACGGCGGAAATGATAGGCGACGCGGCGCCCGATCGCGTCGAACTCGATCCCGCAGCGAATGCGGTTTCCATTGGCGGCTGTCTCGGTTTTCTCGAAGGGCAGCATTTCCGCCTGCAGAAGCTGTAGCTGCATAGGCACGAGTAGCCCGTCCTCAGCGCGCCGCGGACGCAAGCGGACAAAGCACTCGCCCGCCACAAACATCTCCCGCGCGACCATGGCCTGCAGGCCGTAGAGGTCTGTCAGCCCATCGGCATCCGCCTCATCGGTCCAGGCCAGCCACAGCTTCTGGACCCGGTCACGAAGGTCCGCGTCTCCGATCAGCGAGGATGGCTTGATGCCATCGCCCACAAGGTTTGCGGCAAAGGCCTCGCAGGCATTGGCAGCATAGCCGTTGGTCACCACCAACTCACGCGAGCGCGCCAGCAGCTTGGGGCCACCGGCCGCCACCAGCGTGTTGATGTTCTCCAGCGGCGGGTTCCAGCCCCGCAGCCGGCGCTTTGACATCGTGCCTTCCAGACGCGCGCGCACGGCTTTAGGGCCGCCGGGCGCCCGGCGGCGAAACAGGTCAAACATGCCCATCGGGTCAGAGGCCTTTCGAACTCGTCACGCGCACATGGCGGATCAGCTTGCGGCCCTCGGCAGTCGCAATCTCGCGGTCCAAGGCTTCGATGGCTCGGTCGATTTCCGCGACGCTGCGATAGTCCACTGTCTTGCCGTCATAGCTGACGCGCGCGATGCCGGAGGAGCGTTGCTGTGCGAGGGCGTCGCGGCGGGTGCGGAGGTCAGTGAGGGTTGGCATGGTCAGTCTCTTGATGCGTCATTGACTTATGCGCCATTGGCGCATATCCGAGTTATTGCCACCGTAACCGATGCCGAGACACATTAGCCGTTCATGACAGACACGTTCAAAAGCATAGAACAGGGCCTCAAGGAAGCGATCGCCCATGCACGCGGTGAGGCAACCGCGGACATCCACGAAGTTGCCGTGCCCGAGGCGGACGTACAGGCCATTCGGGCCCGCACAGGATTGTCTCAGGCCGCCTTCGCCAAAAGCATCGGCGTCAAAAAGCGACCCTTCT